GGTTAAGATCGTTGTTCGTGATAAGAAGAACGATACTTCTAATGACTATGCTGTCGTGGTTGGTGAAACTGCTGCGTCTTTCTGTCTCAACTTCAAGGTTGAGAATATCAAGATCCTCCCTGGTTCCTACAATGTGACTATCTCCAGCAAACTACTTTCTCGATTTGTTTCTGAAGATAAGAATCTTGTGTACTACATTGCACTGGAACCAGATTCTACTTATGATGAATGAACGCAAATAGATTGCGTATTATAGGAAGTGCCAGTCTTTTGATTGGTTACTTCCTTCTTCTCTATCTGGATGTTAGAATTGGTTGTACATTCAGATTGATCGGTGGGTGCTTCATGCTTCCATTTGCCATCTCAATCAAAACTTGGGATGTCGTTGGACTTCAAACATTCTTTGCGGTGATTGATGCATCCAAGATTATTCAACTTTCATTATGAACATCTTTGTTACTGACCCTGATCCCCTGAAGTCGGCTAAGGTTCTTCCTGACAAACATATTGTCAAGATGCCACTAGAGACTTGTCAGATGCTTGCTATTGTATGTTCTGACAAATGGGGTCATGGATTCGGCACTCTTCCCAAGGCAGATGGTACTCCCTATGCCACTGAGAAGGGTGCCTTTCGTAATCACCCATGCACTATCTGGGCAAATGCTTTTGTGAGTAACTGGAGATGGTTACTTGCTCATGGGTTTGCTCTGTGCAATGAATACTCACTGAGGTATGGTAAACCACATACCTGTTTCAATACTCTTCAGGCTGCAAATGAAATCCTTCCTTGTGTGGATTCACAAGGTCGTGGTGGAGAACCTACGCCTTTCATATTTGCAGGGCCTGATGAGTTCAAGTATGATGAAACTGTTGATATATACACGAAGTATAAGATGTATATTTCATCCAAACCTTGGGTAAAGGATAATTACCTGCGAATGCCACAACGAAAACCTGACTGGGTTTAATTTATTATGAACAAAACTGACTTTCTTTGGGTTGAGAAGTATCGTCCTCAAACCATTGAAGATTGTATTCTTCCTGACTCTGCCAAACAGATGTTTCAGGAGTTTCTAAATAAGAAAGAGATCCCCAACCTTCTCCTTTCTGGTCCTCCTGGTATTGGTAAGACCACGGTTGCAAAGGCTCTTTGTCATGAACTTGGAGTAGACTACTATGTCATCAACGGATCCGATGAGGGACGATTCCTGGACACGGTACGGAATCAGGCCAAGAATTTCGCTTCGACCGTCTCACTATCTGCATCTGACGCAAAGCACAAAGTCATCATTATTGACGAGGCTGACAACACAACCCACGACGTACAGCTCCTCCTACGGGCAAATATTGAGGCGTTTTATAACAACTGTCGATTCATCTTCACCTGTAACTACAAAAACAAGATCATCGAACCCCTCCACAGTCGATGCGCCTGTGTTGATTTTTCCATCACTGGTAAACAAAAACCAGCCATCGCTGCAAAGTTCTTCGGACGCATCCAACAAATCCTGGATACAGAAGGTGTTGAATATGATAACAAGGTCCTGGTAGAACTTATTAACAAACACTTCCCAGACTGGCGTCGGGTGTTGAATGAGTGTCAAAGATACTCCGCAAGTGGGAAGATTGATTCTGCAATTTTGACGGAGTTTTCTGATGTCAACACTAACACGTTGGTTAAATACCTCAAGGAAAAGAATTTTTCCGAAGTACGTAAATGGTGTGTCAACAACCTGGACAATGATCCTACTGTACTTCTGCGTCGTATTTACGATGCTTGTTATGATTCCTTGGTTCCGAATAGTATTCCTGCTGCTGTGCTTGTTATTGCTAAGTATCAGTATCAAGTGGCATTTGTGGCGGATCAGGAGATAAACCTTCTCGCAGCACTGACTGAAATTATGGTGGAGTGTGAGTTCAAATGAAAAAGAAGAAAAGGACACAGACTAAAGAGAACTATTATTATTGGTTCTGGATTGTCGCAATGGTTGCATTCATTGTCCCTCAGGTTTTTACTGCATGGGCATATGTGAACATTGTAGATATTATTAAAAACGATTCCGTTCGAGTTGAGGTACAAGAAAGATGATTGATGTAAAACTTATTCGTATTGTTACTGGTGAAGAGATTATTGCAGAACTAGTTTCACAGGATGATAATACTATTACTGTGAAGAATGGTCTTGTGGTTCTTCCTAGTGCTCAGAATGTAGGATTCGCTCCTTGGGCAACTGTCATCAGTAAAGAGAACCCCGAGATTACAATGGATATGCGACATGTAGTTTACGTCGCAGAAGTTGAAGAAAATGTCGGAAAGAAGTATAATGAAATGTTTGGGAGTAAGTTGATTACTCCTGAGAGTAAGAAATTGATTGTTTGATATGCAATTAGAACTTGATGATGCAATTTACGCAGCAGACAAATTCATCGATTATTTCTCTAACATGGGACGTATCGATGAATATTTGCGTAATGTGAAACTTGATAGAATGAGTCAGATGCAAACGTCTCTTCTGGGTATGGGTCCAGAGGATGACATGTTTGACGCATTTGATATGCACCCCGAAGACATGGATATCCGAGTGTATCCTGCAGGTGTCAAGGGTGGTTTTAGTAACGAATACTTTAGCGAGAGATTGCAAGTCACTACATCTCATGCTATTGAAGACTCCATTCCTGGTAAGTCCTTGAAGTGGATTGTCAAAGAGATGAACACAAATAAGATCTTAGGATTCTGTAGATTTGGTTCTCCTACTATTAATAGTAAACCTCGCAATGAGTGGTTGGGTAGTGTTCCTGAACTGACAAGATTCAATCGTCATGCGATCATGGGATTCATTATTGTCCCGACTCAACCATTCGGTTTCAACTATCTGGGTGGTAAACTCCTGGCGCTCCTGTGTTGTTCTCACACCGCCCGTGAGACGTTAAATAGTAAATATGACTCAGACATCTGTCTGTTTGAAACAACGTCGCTCTACGGGTCTACAAAGTCCTCCTCGCAGTATGACGGTCTCAAACCATACATGAGATATAAAGGACTCACACAGAGTGATTTCACGCCTCTCCTACATGATGAGATTTTTCAGGAGTTAAACAAATGGTTCATAGCACGCAACGGGGACAAGAGTCTGGTGAAGGAAGACGCATCCAGTCGCAAACTCAAAACCCAACAGAAAATGATCTCAGTGATCAAAAAAAGCTTACCTTCTCACAAGGTTGCGGAGTTCCAAACTGCGATTGTAAGTGCAAAAAATCTGACTGAACAAAAACGTTTCTACATGTCTGACTATGGATTCAGCAACGCTCGTGAAGTTATTATGGGTGAACAAGAAACTCTTACTCCTGGCCAAAATTATGAAAAGTTCCATACCGAGAACTTGATTAAGTGGTGGAAGAAGAAAGCCTCCAACCGATATGAGAAACTGAAATCCGAAGGTAGACTTCGCACAAAGGTTGAAACCTGGAATTCAAATCCTGATGAGATAGATATTATTAGATAATTAAGAAATTTATGACTCTAATATGCAATCTACCCTCAGAGAAAGTTTGGGTTCGTAAAGAGTATCTGACAGATCACCAAAGTGGTCATGGTGAGTTTGTTGAAGGTCTTTGGGTATCTGCTAAGAGTATTCCTGGTCGTGCTTTTTACTTTGAGACATACCTCCCCGAGTATGGAGCTATGTACGATAAACTCCCCATCAGTGCTTTTGTTTCTCGTCCAGAAACACCAGATCCAGATTTAGATCTACCTAATCTACAGTTTTGGAACTGTATGGATTATGGTGTAACCGCTATTGAAAAAAGTATTGTTGCATCGATGGAGTGGGAAGTCAGAACAAGACATTTTGGAAATATCAAAGGTACATATATTTGTACTTTAGATAATTATCATGAAAATATTGACAATATTGATGCATCCACAAGCGAACTTCCTGATGAACATAAGTCGTTCAATCTGATTGAACTTAAAAATGGTCAGTATGCATTGTATCCAAATAACAGGTGTCGCATTTATGATATCTCTATGACTCCCCAAGAACCCAAGGTGCCAGACTTCAAAGTGTCTACCCAGTTCTATCAGGTAGAGAATGGTGTTGAGTGGGGAAGACTTGGTGATTGTGATGACTATTTCTGGACTACACCAGAAGAAAGGGGGGAGAAATATGAAATGTGAAGTAACGATGTATCGTGGTGGAACAATATTTAAAGAATCTTATTTTGTCCGAGATTATCAAGAGGCAAGAAAAGTCGCTTTGGCTAGAAACCCAGGTGTAACTATTGTTGGTGTAAACGCAGTATTTGAATCATGAGCTACGAACTGAAAGACTATTTGAATTCGATCAATTTCACAAAAGAATATCTTATGAGTGAAGAGGATCCCACCTGGGAAAAGAAATATCCTCCCTTTATTATCAATAAGTGTCTGTCTGGTTTTATTGATACGGTTATGTTTGCAAATGAGATGAATGTCAATCACCAACTACCATCTCGTCTCCAATATGACTTTCTTATAAATACCGTTAGGAAACGGAAAAGATTTTCTCCGTGGCTAAAAAAGGATAAGATTAATGACCTTGATGCAGTAAAATCATACTATGGTTATAGTAATGAAAAGGCTCAACAAGCTCTGAAGATTCTTACCAAAGAACAAATCTCATTTATAAAAGAAAAGCTTGATGTTGGAGGTAAAAGATGAGTGCCTTTGTTGAACCTGAGGTTTCCTGGTCGCAAGATCAAATGATCGAAGTGGTTCTAAACGAACCAGACGATTTTCTAAAAGTAAGAGAGACCTTGACTCGTATCGGAGTCGCCTCCCGTAAAGAAAAAAAGATTTACCAATCATGCCATATCCTGCATAAACAGGGTAAGTATTACATTGTTCACTTCAAAGAACTCTTTGCATTGGATGGTAAACATGCTAATCTTACTGTTAATGATGTGCAGCGTAGGAATCGCATCATTAATCTTCTATCTGATTGGGGACTGATCACTATTTTAAGTCCAGATTCTGTATTAGATGTTGCACCATTAAATCAGATTAAGGTGTTATCATATAAAGATAAAAATGATTGGATTCTAGAATCCAAATATAATATTGGTAAGAAAAAGAAACCAGCATCATGAACGACGAAGACGAACTGTATTTTCCAGAACCCGAAGAAGATGGGTGGATGATGTCATTAGATCTTGATATCAATGCAGTTCGTAGCCTTCATGATTCCTTAAACCATTATCTTGAAATCTGGCCAGGTTCTCCTAGGAGACCTGCAGACGAACAAGAGTTTATCAAGTATATGAGAAATAAACTTTTCATGGGAATGACTGATTACAACTTCCACTATAACGAGCATAAATAATATTGCGATCTTTCGTGCGGTCGCTTCAAAAGTCGGAAACCCATATAAAGAGGTACGGTTGTCACCCTACCTCTTTTTTTCGTTTTTTGATTAAATAGTACTGGATGCCTTCGGGGTCCACACAACGTTACTCGCTTAATCAAGGAGAACCACATGACAGACCTAATGCGCTTCAATGCGTCAGACCTTCCTGCGCTCTTAGAACGATTGAATAAGAACAGCATCGGAATGGATGAATACTTTGACCGACTCTTTAAAGTTCACGAAAGTACGCAAAATTATCCGCCGTATAATGTGATACAGTTAAATAATGTCGAGACAGTGTTAGAATTAGCGCTCGCAGGATTTAAACAAGATGAAGTCAATGTTTACACAGAATATGGTAAACTTTTTGTCGAGGGGACAAAAGACGACAAGAAGAATGACCATCAGTACATCCACCGTGGAGTTGCTCAAAGATCATTTAAGAGAGCATGGACAATCTCAGACGATCAGGAGATTGCATCAGTCAGCTTTGAAGATGGGTTACTGAGTATCAAACTAGGCAAGGTTGTGCCAGACCACTACAAGAGAAAAGATTGGTTATGATTTTCTGACAGATTTTTGTGCCGATTTATACAGAACTGTATCATGTTGATACAGTATAATCTATATAATTGTGTACTATGGAGATCGCACGAAATGAACTTAACCGTTTCAACTCTAGTCTTGGGATCGGTACTATCTCTTTTTGGTTGGGCAACTTTCTCGCCAATGTTACCATGATACATCCTGAATAAATACTAGCGAATATCGTCGCCGCAGGGGAGCAACTGGCAAAATCCAGTTGCAACCCCTCTTTTTTTGCGTTATAATATACAATGAAACTTTGTAAACCATATTATGCCTTGGTTGAGTTTATCAATATTGTTTCCAATTGCTGCCGCACTTGGTATCCCTCTTTTACCTGATAAAGGAGATGGGAAAGTTGTTCGGTGGTATGGACTATCAATCACGTTGATCACGTTTCTAATTACCGTTGCTGGGTATCTGAATGGATATGATCCCTCAGTAAGCGGTCTACAGATGTCTGAGAGGAT